GATAGAAATAAAGTTATTCGCAAAAGACTAACAAAAGTATATCGAATCTCTACGTCTCTAATCGCTCCATTTTACGCAAAAATGTTAGACCGCGCATTTGCTGGCAAAGATGTTTTTGTTGATAATTTAAAGTACATGAACTTCACTTTTGATAAAAGCAATGAAGCTTCAAGAATGTGGGCTGTAACGCCTCAATTTGAAGAGGAATGCAATGTCGACAATCGAGGTTGTGGGTTATGAAAATTGATTACCGACGGGCGGTATTATATAAAATATTTTATCAAAAATGAAAGACTTAATTAAGCTTTTTGTAATGCAATTAGCATTTGCATTTAGAGTCGAAATGGGCGCCTGTTCTTCCTGCGATGAAGACGATTGGGCGTACCCTGTTTATCTCGATGGATGCGACGACGCACTAACTCAATCTGGCATTGCTGGATGGTTTGCGCTACGCTGCGACAAGTCATTTACTGACATTACAGACGAGTTGGAATGGGATGTAAAAATTGCCGCTGGCGAGCTTTTTGGCAGGTTCGATGGAGACTTTATTCGAGGTGCGCTGCCCGCTCCAGACAGGACAAATTTAGAAGTTGGCGCGTGCGGAAACTCGCTCACAATTCGCAAAGATTACACCGCCACTTTGTTTGACGCTGGCTACGATGCAGGGTTTACGAAGTATGATTTGTACGACTATGTCGACAGAAAGAGCAAACAATGGAAGTGGGGATTTATCTTGTGCGATGGCACAACTTATGGCCCCTTTTCAAACGGCCAAGTTGAACCAGATGAAATTATTGGCGAAACAAATAACGTACAAAGAGAGTTTCAAATTATAATCTCTTGGAAGGCTGGATTGGGCGTTCCGAAGCCTGTATTGTTGCCTTTTTTAATTGGAAAACAATTACATTAAAAACATGACACCAGAACAGTTTCTTTTATTCTTGCAATCGTTCGGCAATGATGTTATATCGTTGCCTAAGCATCCATTTCTAAAAGAATGGGCAAAGGTTGTAAACGATATACATCCTCATTATTTTGGCACAATTCCAAAGGCATTAGAGCTCACTTTCCCCAACGAAAATGAGGAGGTTTGGACGTATAGAAAGAATACATACCAAGCAAAGACGAAATCTTTAGTTGTGGATGCGGTTGATAAGCTTTCGAGAATGCTATCAACTTCAAAGTATTCAATCAATTACGAATCCGAAAGGATGAAGAATTACGTGCAAAAAATAAAAGAAATTGATTCTGAGTTAATCCCTCAATTCTTTTTAAAAAAGTTTATATCAAAGCGCGTTTTGGACCCAAATGCGGTGCTTTTGGTTTCAGTAAAAGGTCAAGGATTAAACGACGCAACTACAGAGGTTGATTTTGATTTTAATTTTATAGCATCAAAAGAGATTGAATTTTACGATAATGAATTAAATATTATTATCTACAAAGAGCCATCAGAAAATAAATACATTCCGCAATCAAATGAGCGGTTTTTGGTCGTTACGGATAATTTTTATGGGCGGATATATGTAGAGAATCAAAAAAGAATATTTGAGGTTATTTATGCGCACAATTTAGGCTTTATGCCGCTTGTCGTGTTGGGTGGAAGGCCAATTACAAAGGGAATAAATGGCCATGAATTTAATTACTTTGAGTCTGATATTTCCGATGCTGTTGCATTTATGAACGATGCCGCAACATCTGACAATCAACATAAAACTGTTGTAAATAGCGTATGTTTCCCAATTACAGTTTACAATGAAGGCATAGAGTGCACGTCTTGTTTTGGTGCAGGCCACGTTCAATCTCCTACACCGCACGAGCCCGACAGACTGGTAAGTTGCGGAACTTGTAATGGAGGTGGAAGGCAGTATACGTCGCCTTTGCAGGGGATTTATATATCGAAACCAGCGGGTGGAATTTCAGACCAAACAATCTCAAATAAGCCTGTAATTGAATTTATTTCACCTTCAACAGACACAATTAAAGTTGTTGGGGAATACGCTGCGGAGAAAATGCAGCAGGCAAAAGAGGCATTAGATATCAATAAAGCAGTAAAGCACGCTCAATCTGGAATCGCAAAAGAGATAGACAAAGAGGGTGTAAATATTGATATTGCAAAAATATCGGATGAGGTTTACGCGAAAATGAATCACATTCTTTATGTAATTCAAGGGCTTGTTTTTCTTGATATAGATAGCGGTATAAATGTAATTCAGCCAACGAGTTTTGATGTAAAAAATCAATACGAATTGTTTGAAGAATACAAAGCTTCAGTATCGGGCGGCACGGCTGACTTTGTAAGAGAAGCGACTTTTTCCGCGTGGGTAAACTCTAGGTTCTCAACAGATTACGTAACAAGAAGAATTGGCGAAATCTGCATCCTTTATGCGCCAGCTTACCTTTATACTGTAATCGAGCGCAAGGAAATGTTTTTAATGGGAACATTAAAACAAGATGACTTAATTAGGGCTACTTATGGATTCAACGCCGTTCAATTAATGTACAATCAAGACTCTAATAGTATTAACAATTCAATTGGTGAAATAATTACAAAGCTAGACGGTATGCTACTTGATAGATTTGAACAAAAGATAGATTTAACTTTACCAGAAATTGACCCTAATAGTTTAGCTTAATGACAGATTTAAAAAAAGCACAGCGGATAATAGAAAAGGCACTAAAAGAGCTTAATAAAAAGCTTGGCGGCGTTGAGCCTAGTTTTAATAAATCAATAATTGATTGGATAAACAAATTCGACATATCAGGGGGCAATATATCAAACAATCAGACTAATCAAGACAGACTACTGTCGTTTCAAAAGAACCTTAAAAAATTTCTACTTGAAGCTGGCTATTCTGAAATGGTATCTAAGTTTATTGTCAACTTTGACGAGCTTCAAGACAATCAAAAAGAGCTTCAATTAACATTAAATGGGATAAAGTTAAATGATAAGTTCTTAAATCCATACAAAAAATGGGCAATAAACAACGTAATTGCAGGCATGGAAGGGCAGGGGCTAGATGTTAATTTAGTTACACCTTTGCAAAATCAGCTTTTTACGACAGTAAATCAAGGCGGTAGCCTGAAAGACTTAATCGCATCGGTCGAAGCTATGATTATAACAAACGAGGAGCGCGCTGGGTTGCTTCGTAAAAATGCAATTCAAGTAAGCAGAGACGCGCTCGGCCAATACAATGGAGTTGTAAACGAGGCAGTTAGAAGCGTTTATAATCTTGATGGAATATTGTATGTTGGCACTTTAGTAAAAGACAGTAGGCCTCAATGCGAAAGATGGGTTGGCTATGAAACATACGGAATTCAGGGACTAATTCCATTTTCGGAGCTACAAAAAGAAATAGATTGGGCACTAGACAATGGAACTGGATTTATAAAAGAGACAACGCCAGAAACGTTTAATCAATTTAGAGGCGGGTATAATTGCAGGCATGAAGCGTACCCAGTTCGTTTATCAAATTACAAACCTAAATAAATGCAAATAAGAGCACAACACAGAACGCAAAAAAAGCCAAACGGCGAGCCTTTGCAGATGCTATTTACAGAAGAGCAGTGGCTACAAAATTGGCAACCAACAGGCCAATGGCTGCTTGTTGAAACTATTACTAATATTGCACCTTCGAGTCATCAAACCAGAATAGTAGAACCCCAAAAGCCGAAAAAATTAACAATAAGTGTTAAGAATAAATGTTGCACATAATTTAAAAACAAAATTACAATATGAAACAATTAATTTTAATTAAGATTAAGACAAAAAACGGTATCGCATCTGAAAAAGAAGGCGACGACAAAACAAAGCAACTATTAGAAAAGCTGGGCATTAAAGCTTCTGTTATTAAAAAGATAGATGCTGGCGAATTAAGTGTAGACGACGCAGCTAAGGAGTACGAAGCTGGGTTCGAGCAAGCTATTACAAAACGAATACAGGCAGATGTTGAAAAGGTGAAAACGAAAGAGATTTTCGCGTCTGTTTATACAAAATTTGAAAAAACAATTTGTTCAACTTTTGGACTTGAACATGAAAGTTACGCTGCTGTTGAAGAAAAAGACAGAACAAAAACAATGCTTTCTGATGCGAAAAAAGCAACCGATTTGAAGTTAGAAAACATGAAAAGCACATTCACTGGTGCGGATTCTGATAAAATAAAGATTTTAGAAAAGAAATATCAGGAACAAATCGACTCCGCAAATTCAGAAAAAGCGGCGGCGATTTTAAAGGCAGAGCAAGTAGAAAAAGACTCGAACTTAATGCTTAAAGCATTTAAAAATGAACTTGCACTAAAAGAAGTTCAATCAAAGTTTTTGCAAGGAATAAAGAACCCTTCTTTAGAGCAAAAACACATGGAAATTATACTTAAATCAGCAATTAGAGAAGCCGAAATTGGATTGGATACAGAGGACGACCAAGGCAGAGTTTTTGTTACAGACAAAGAAGGTAAGAGGTTAAAGTCAAAAAAATCTGTTTCGGAAAATATGACTTTAGAGGAGTTCTTGTCTGCAACATCTGAAGAGCAGGGATTTGAGAAAAAGTCAAACGGCGTTGCAGCTGGCGTTATAACTGTAATAGGAAAAACAGATGCTGCGAAAACTGACCATAAAGGCGTTAGCCCTAGGGCGATAGAATTGATGGAAAAAAAAGGTATTATACCTAAATCATAAAATACATTGTAATTAATAAATAAATAGTTATATTTGTAGCTGTAATTTCATACATAAGTCTATAGG